ACAGCAGTCCCCCGGCTTCGGCCGAAGCAGCGTCTGGCACTGGGTGCATTCATAGAAGAACTGGCACGCATCGGTGGGCATGGTTTCGCGCTTGGCAAAGCCGCAGTGGGGACACGTCAGGACGGATTCCAGCACGACCGCACTCATGGCTTCACACCTCACTCGGCGACGGTGGACGGATAGCCCGCGTGCGTGGTGGCCTGCGTCAGTGCCTCGGGCTGGGCTTGGTCTGGATCATACGTCACCGTTGCCGTCTTCGTGTCGAGATCGACCGCGACCGCGCCGACGCCAGGCACCTTTTCCAGAGACTTCTTGATCGTGATCGGGCATAGCCCGCAGTCCATCGTGGGTACCTTGAGCGTGACGGTTTTCGCGGGGGCCGCCACCGCTGCCAGGGCGACCGCAACCAACACCGCCAGCAGCGGTTTACGCATGGGAAACTCCTTGAAGTGCTAGTAGAACAACGGGGCCAGCGATGGCGCGGCCAGGACACCGGCCAGAAGGGCCGCCACAATCCAGAAAGTCAGCCGCTGCCGCACAATTACCCGCGGGTTGGCGCAAGGCGTTCCCAGCGCGCACGCGGGCGGTTCTCGGTAGAACTGGCGGAAGGCCAGCCCGAGAAACAGCAGCGTCAGGCCAATGAACAGCGGGCGGTAGGGTGCCATCGCCGTGAGGCTCCCCACCCAAGTGCCGCCAATGCCGAGCCCCAGCAGCACCAGCGGTCCAACACAGCAAGCCGAAGCGCCCAAGGCGGTCAGCGCGCCCGCGATCAGCGAGCCCTTACCTGTCAGTGCCGTCATAGCCAGTTCCGTGAACGTGTTGACCTACGCCATACTTTAAACTCCGTACCCTGGTACAGAATCAAGGGCCACGCGATGACCAACGGGCTGACCATCGGCAAACTGGCGGCAGCGGCTGCCGTGAACCTTGAGACGATTCGCTATTACCAGCGGCGCGGCCTGCTGGAGGAGCCTCCCAAACCGCTGGGGGGCCAGCGTCGGTACCTGCCCGCGACCGTCCAGCGGGTCCGCTTTATCAGACGGGCACAGGCCTTGGGTTTCACGCTCGCCGAAGTAAGCGAGCTGCTGCGGTTCGAGGCCACGTGCGCGTGTGCCGACACGCGTGAGCTGGCCGTCCGCAAGCTGGCCTTGATCGATCAGAAGGTGGCGGATCTGGTCGCCATGCGTCAGGTGCTCGGCGACCTGGTGAAGCAGTGCGACACCGGTGAGGGTGGAGCGTCCTGCCCGCTCATTGAGGTTCTGGCACGCGAGTAGTGTCACTTTGGGCTACCGGTCAGACCGCGGCGCTGCCACCTGACAACTGTGTCACCACCACCCCCAACGCCCGCTGCCAGCGGCGCCACGCCGTCGTGCGATCACAGCCAAACCGCCGTGCGATGTCCTGCCATTCCCACTCCTCGGCGCGCATCCACACGAGATGCCGTTGCGGTTCGTCCAGCCACAGCACCCAGCGCATGGTCTCTTCCATGCGGTCGATGGCCTCGGGCGTCGGTGGGAAGCGCAGCACCCGGTCGGGATCGGTGTAAAGCTCCCGCGCCTCCCGTTTGATCGCCGGCCAGGTGTTGAAGTAGCCCTGCACCCCGACCCTGGGCAGCCGATGGGCCGTCTCGGCGGCTTCGCGGAAGCGTTCCGCGACCTCATCCAGCGTCCACTCACTCATGGCGCACCGCCCTGCGGCCATACAGCCGCTCGGCGATCTGGGTCAGTAGCTGGCGTTCCAGCCAGTCCAGGCGCTCGTCCTGCGGCGAGATCACCAGGATGCCCTGCTCCTGCCAGCCCTGGCGCTTGATGCGCTCGGGGTCGGGGCGCTCCGGGAATGGGCGGCCCAAGGGGCAGCGATAGCGGAAAGCGCTCATGCCACACCCTCCTGCGCCAGCGCCCACAGCAGAAGCGCCAGGGCATCCGCCTCGTTGTCGTCCACGGGTTGGAAGCCGCGGGCGCGCATGGCGTTGACCATGTCCGTCTTGCCGGCATTGCCCTTGCCCGTCGCATGTTTCTTGATCGTGCCCACCGGCACGCCCTGGTACGGAATCGCGTGGTGCTCACACCAGGCAGTCAGCTGCGCCAGGAACCCGCCGTACAGATGCGCGGCATCCACGCCGGCATGCCGCCGGACCTCCTCGAAGTACACGGCATCCAAGCCATCAGTGGATTGCTTGAGCTCGGTCAGCCAGCGCTTGAACCGCAGGAAGCGCATGCCGCCCCCTTCGAAGCGACCGGGCTTGAACGTCTCGCTGCCGCTGATGACGGCTGCATCCGGTTGCTTCAGCGCCCAGCCGGTCTGGGTCCCGAGATCCAGGCTCAAAATCGTCGTCATCTTCATCGCCTTCTCCACACTGCACGCCGTCAAAATGTTTCGATCCAAACCGAGTGGCAGATGAGGCAGATCACATCGATATCACCTTCACGCGCGCGCACGTGAGAGACTTATCGTTAAGACCTGCCCCATCTGCCACTCGCTCGATAAATCAACACCTTAAAAAACCCATCAGTCATCCCGATAGGGACGGCCAAAAAACGCCTGGGGATGGGGCTGCAGCGACAGCCCGTGAAAGCCCCGTACGCCACCGCTCAACTTGCAGCGTTCGAACTTGCGGGCGGTCAGCATTTCCGAGAAGCGCTTGATGGAGCCGGCGTACTCGCCGCACTTGTCGGCCCACTGCCGCCAGTCCTCGTAGAGCTCCGCCACGGGTGCCCGCGCCGGGGACTCGACGAAACAGCGCTCCTCCAACCAGCGGCCGAGCGCATCCTCGGTGCCGAAGTACTCCTCGGTGGCGTCTACCACGGACTGGGGCGGCAGGAGTCGAACGCGCTGCCACTCCAGACAGCCCGTGAGCATCCAGGCCAGGATGCCGTCGGCCTCGGCCAGGAGCTTGGCCGGGAGTTGGGGATCCTGCCGTTCCTCCGGAAAAGTCACGGTGAACGGCACCAGGTGCAGTCGCCGCCGCATGGCGACGTCCACATTGCGGATCGACGGCTTGTGATTGCCGGCGATGACCAACTTGAACTGCGGCACATACTCGAAGAAGTCCTGGCGCATGAAGCGCGCCGAGACCTTGTCGCCGCCGGTCAGCGCCTTGATCTTGGCTTCGGCCCAGCGCCGGCCCTCTTCGGTCTCGATCGCGGACACCAACCGGGCGCCGCGCAGTCCGGCCATGTCGGTCGGGTGACGGTCGGAGCGGCTCTCCATGAAGGTGTCCATCGGCGCGCTGTTGGCGTAGTCGCCGAGGATGGCGGTCAGCGTGTTCAGGAAGGCCGACTTGCCATTCGCGCCGGTGCCGTGCAGGAAGAACAGCGCGTGTTCCCGGGTCGAGCCGGTCAGCGCGTAACCCGCCATACGGGCCAGATAGGCCTGGAGGTCGGCATCGCCCCCGGTGACCTGGTCCAGAAACCGCCGCCAGGTGGGGCAGTCACCGCGCGGCGTGGCGGTGGTCAACCGGGTCATCCGGTCCTCGCGGCGGTGGGCTTTGATTACGCCGGTGCGGAGGTCCACCACCCCGCCGGGCGTGTTCAGCCACCACGGATCGGCATCCCAGTCTTCGGCGCGCGCGGCATGACGGCGGTCGGTGCGCGCCATCCGCTCCACCCCGGCCAGGGTGCCGTTGCTCGACAGCTTGGCCGCAGTGCGGGCCGAGTCCGCCTTGAGCGCTGCCGCCCGGCAGACCTGGCGAATCAGGTGCTGGGCGCACAGGGTCTGATCGTTCTGCCAGCGGTTGCCGGTCCACACCAGCCACTGCCCCCACTGCGCGACGTAACGCCAGTCCTGACCGAAGCGACGGGTGAAACTCATGGCGAGGTCGTCCTCGCTGCCCCAGACGGTGCGCTCGTCCGGTGGCGGGAGAACCTGCGGCTCGGGGAGCGTTTCCGGCAGCACGACGGTACGCGGTCCGTGGGCCACGAAGTGCCGCACGTCGAAGTCCTCCGCGATGGCGTCGGCGGCGTCCCATTTCGGCGGCCGGTCCGCCGGTGGCGTCAGGATCGCGCACGACAGCGCGCCGGCGGCGAGGGCAGCTTGGGCAACCCGTTCGGCAAAGCGCGCTCCGGGGAGATCGTGGTCAGGCCAGATCAGCACCGTCTTGCCGGCCAGGGGCGCGAGGTCACATTTGTCGAGCGGCGTGTTGGCCCCGCCCATCACGGTGGTGGCGCAGAACCCGAGGCGGAGCAGCGCGTCGGCACATTGCTCGCCCTCGACGAGGACGACCACGTCGCTCCGGGCCAGGCCCGGCAGGTTGTACAGGGGCCGCACCGGCGGAGCGGCATCGCGACCCCGCACCACGTCCCGCGGCCGGTACTCCTTGCCGGTGGGGGGATCGTAGCGGTAGACACAGGCCAGCAACTGCCCATCGGCCGACCAGTAATCCCACTTGGCGGTGGCCGGACCCAGCGTGTCCAGGGCCGGCCCTTTGGGTTTCTTAGGAGGCGGCGCGGGTTCCTCCGTACCTAGCCAGTGCTCAGCCGCCGCCAACACCTGCCGGAACTCCCGGCGGGCATCCAGTCCCTCGCGCTGGGCCAGAAAGGCGAACAGGTCACCGGCTTCGCCGGTCGCATGGTCGTAGCCGAGACCGGCCTTGGTCCCCGCGAGTTCGATTTCCAGGCTGTCACCGGGATCGCCGCGGAGATTGCCGATGTAGAATTTCCGGCCGCGGACGGTGCCGTGCGGAAACAGCCAGTGCAGGAACGGCTCGATCCGGTCCAGCAACTGCGCCCGGATGGCTTCTCTGCGCGCCTTGAGTTCGAAGGGGTCTGCTTCACCCTTGGGCGATGCATCGTTGAAGTCCAGCATTTCAGACCTCCGGAACGAGCAGTGCGATCGCCCGCTCCCACAGGGGAGTGCGCCGGACCCGCAGGTGGCGCAGGGCCCGTTGTTCGAGCGACCGGACCCGGCCGGGCGAGAGTCGCAACCGGTCAGCGATCGCCCAGAGCGGCAACGGTTCCTCGCCGATCCCGAAGTGCAGCCGCAACACTTCAGCTTCCCGCTCGGGCAGTTGGGCCAGCAGGGCGTCCACCGTGGCGACGGTCTGCTCGCGCGCCACTGCCAGAAGGGGGTCGACGCGGTGGTCGGGCGTGTACCAGCCCGCGACGGCGGCCGCCGACCACTCGACCTCGCGGCTGTTTCTGGTCTGCGGTGTGAACGGTTCCCGCGCGCGCCGTGCAGCACCTGTCACCGGGGTGTCGGTCCGGTTCATCAGGCAGTCCTCCAGCAACGGTCCTGCCAAGCGCAGAGCCGGCATTCGACGTGGGCGGGATCGGTGAATGACCGCGGCAACAGTTCGCCAACGGCGGTGGCGGTGATCACCTTCACCGCGCGGTCGGACATCCGCTGCGCCAGGCCGCCATCGAAGGGGACGAGTTCCGTGTAGATCCCCAACGTGTCGGCGTTGACCGCGGTGAACAGCGCCGGGTGCTCGTGCAGTTGCAGATACGCCTGATACACCGCGACCTGTGCGGCATAGACCGGTTTGGCGACCGCCAGGCCGTGCTTCTGCAACTCGCGCCAGGACTTGGCGTTGAGGCACTTGTTCTCCCACAGGCAGGGATAGGCGAAGCCTTCCGGGCCGTCGATGAACACGCCGTCGACGTGACCTTGCAATCGGCCGTCGAGCATCGCGAACCCGAACGGCTCCCCATGGCGGTCGCGGGTCCGGAGATCAAAGCCCGCCAAGCGCAGCCACTCGACCATGCAGTCCTCGATGACATGCCCGCGGCGGAAGATCCGCAGCAGTTGCCCCGAGAACGCCTGGCCCGGATCCACCGGGGCCTGGGCGACCTCGTATTGCAGGGCCCGCTCGCAGGCGACGCCCAGCCGCGAGGCACCGAGATAGCTGCGGCAGGTAGCCTTGGCCTCCGCGGCCTGCAGCGCGCTGTCGACCAGCGCACCGAGCCGTTCGGCCGGGGTGACCGAGTGATTGAAGTCCAGCATCAGAACGGCACTCCTTTGGGTGGCATGGATTGGCGCCGGGCCTCGAGCCGGCGGAACAGCGCGTCTTCCCGCGCCGCCTCGCGCTCGGCGACCTCGAGCAAATGCGCCTGGTACGCGTCAATGACGAGTTCGATCAGTACGAGGATCTCGTCCCGGCGGTAGGCCGCGAGCGGACGCTCGACGCCGACTGCCACGACGTAGTCGCCCAACGGGCGGAGCGCCGCTGCCATGGCGGCCTGTTCGGTCTCACTGGCATCGATCATGATGTCCTCCCCGGCTTGGGCCCAGCGGCGCTGGGCTGCCCGGCTTTTCCGGATCGCCCGGAACAGCGTTTGGCAGCGGAAGGAGCAGAACCGCGCCGTTTCCGGCCGGCCTTGTTCGCCGCTTTCCGTTTGGATTTGGCTTTGGCGGTGGTCGGGGTCTTGCCAGAGGAAGCCTCGGGCGTGGCGGTGGCAGATGGCGCAGGGCATGGTCGGGGGTCTCCGGGAAAGGCTTCCGGGTGCTCGCAACGCCCGGCCTGGTACATCCGCCGTTGGAAGTCCTTGGTGCAGTCGATACAGGGCCAGGTCGGGTCGCTCTTGGACTGGCGAGCCAGCCGCGACCACCGGTCCCATTGGGCTTGGGAATGGAAACAGGCCGGGTACGTCATAGCCCCACCGCCTGGCGGATCGCCGGCCGGTTGAAGCGGAACGACAGCAGCGTCGAGGCGCGGTAGCGGGATAGGCCGAGGTCCTGCCGATACTGCGGCGGCAGATGCTGCAGCTGCTTCTCGGTGGCTGGCTCGTGCAACCAGCGCCGGCTTTTGTGGGCGGCGTCCTCGGTCTCATGGGTGTTCAGAAAGTCGTCGGCCTGCGCCAGGCAGACCAGCCGTTCGCCCACGGCCAGACGCCGGGTGGCTTGCCCCTTGGCCGCGCCGACCGCATGCCAGTGGCCGTCGAGGAAGAACACCCCGGCCCAGGCGTTGAAGCCGGTGGCCATCAGTGAATAGTCGTCACCGAACAGATCGCACCACAGGAAGGATGAGCGGTGTAGCAGATCGATCTCGGTCATGGCGAAATCACTGAGCGGCACCGTGGCGTCGCCCGCCGGGGTCGACCACACGTAGCCACACAGCGGACACTCCCGGGTTCCCAAGGGGACACTGCCCTCGCAGGCGGGGCAGGTTTTCAGCGGCGCCTCGCCCGCATACTCGGTACCGTCCAGCTGCACTGCCTGCTCCAGGCAGCCGTGCTGCAGGGACGCGGTCCCGAAGTCCAGGATCAGGCAATCCTCCTTGAGCACGTCCGGGAATTCCTGCGGATCGACCACGCGCAATCCCCGGCCGACCATCTGCACGAAGGTCGAGGCATGGGAGCTGGGACGCAGCAGCACGACGCAGGACGTCGGCGGGTAGTCGTAGCCTTCGGTCAGCACCGCGACGTTGACCACGACCTGGACCGGCCCCTGCTCGTATTCGCGCAGCCGGGAACGGCGTTCCTGCTCGGCCAGTTCCCCATGGATCAGCACCGCCGGAATGCCGTCATCCACGAAGGCCTGGCACACCGACTCGGCATGGGCTACCGTCGAGCAGAAGGCGAGGGTTTTCCGGCTCTCGGCCTTTTCCCGCCAGTGGCGTACCACCGCCTGGTTGATCGGCGCGGTGTTCAGGATCGCCTCCACCGCGGTCATGTCGAAGTCGGCCGCCGTCTGCCGCACGGCCTGGAGTTCCTCCTGCTTGCCGAGATCGATGACAAAGGTCCGGGGACGGACCAGATGCCCGGAGGCGATTAGTTCGCCCAGACCGATCTGGTCGCCGACGTTGGAGAAGACCGGGCGCAGGCCCACCCCGTCGCCGCGGTTCGGCGTCGCGGTGACACCGAACAGCCAAGCGTCGGGATTGCGCTCCCGGACCGCGTCGATCACTCGGCGGTAGGTCGTCGAGGGGGCGTGATGGGCCTCGTCTACCACCAGCATCCGCAGCGGCGGCAGACTCCGGAGATGAGTCTCCCGGCTCAGCGTCTGCACCATCGCGAACACCGCTTGCCCATCCCAGGATTTCTCCGTGGCATCGAACACCGAGGTGGTTACACCCGGATTCACGCGGCTGAACTTGGCGCGGTTCTGGCCCGTCAGCTCGTCGCGGTGCGCGAGGATGCAGACCTTCGTGTCAGGCTCGGTCAGCACGGCGCCGGCGACCGCCGACAAGCAGACGGTCTTGCCCGACCCGGTCGGGGCGGTGCCGAGAGTATTGCCGTGCGCCGCCAACGCCGTGAGGCAGCGCTGGACGAACAGCTGCTGTCGTTTGCGGAGGATCATTGGAGACCTCCGGTCGCCGCGGACGGTTGGTTACGGCGCACGCGGCGTCCCGCCGCACGCTCGGCGCTGACGGCGGCCAGGGCAAACACCTGCGCGGCTGGCCACTCCGGGTGTTCCGCCCACAGATGATCGAAGGACAGCCGGCACTGTTCCAGGGCCTCGGCCTTGCGCAGGGTTTCGAGCGCCTTGTGGCGCAACAGGCCCTCGGCCGAGAGCCACTCTGGCCGGGTCATGTGGGCGTGCTCGATCTGCCGTTCCACCCCGTCGGCGTGCACCACGGTGTAGCGCAGGTCCAGGCCAGGAAACAGCCGCGTCTGACCCGACTCGGCGGACACCTGGTTACGGATGTCCTTGCGCACGCGCTCCTGGACACCGCGGTAGGCGAACTGACCGAGTTCACAGAAGCGGAAGGCGCGGCCATCGGCCAGCGACGGCTCTGCGTCGACCAGGGCGTCGAACACCCGCTGTGCGATCGCCGCCGGCGACACGCCGCGCGGCGAATCCAGCGCCTGCAAACTCTGTTCAAGCAATTTCGGGTAGCTGTTTGACATGGGAAAACTCCTGTTCAAAGCGTTGCAGCCAGGCTGCGGCCGCCGGCAAGGCGGCCTCGACCGCATGGAAGACCTGCGGGCACGGCGACTGGATGAGGGCGGGGACGGGTTGGAGGGCGGCGACGGCCTGTAGCGCCTTGATCACGCGGTACCAGGCTTCCAGTGCCACCGGATCGACGTAGTCCTCGAAGCGCGGGACCTCCGGAGCAGTTGAGGGTCCATTGGGAACCGGCAGCGGCTGGGCGGCCTGATCCTGCTGTGCCACCTCTCCCAAAGCGGCAGCCGGCAAGCTTTGGCGTTCTCCAGGGCTGGGTGCCGCGATGGCTTCACCGTCCGGAGCCATCTCGGGGCAGTGCGTAAATGGACCGCCCTCAAGCGACGCGCCAAAATTCTCCACAGTGGAATTTTTTGGCGGCCGGTTGAGCACGTTATGCACGGTTTGAGGGAGCAACCCGGTTTCGCGAGCGATTTCGCGTTCGCTTTTCCCTTCTTCGCGCTTGTCGAGAATCGCCCGGTCGCGCTCCCGCTTGGCCCGGTCCCGATCGGCCTGCGTGAGCTTGAAGGCCCAGGCGCCGGAGCACTGCAGCAGGGCCTGGACCCGCACTGCATCGCCGGGCACCACCAGCCCTTCCCGTTTCAGGATTTCGTAGGAGCGGGCCAGATCGCCGCGGGAGCGCGGCTTGCCGTGTTTGGCATTGGCCACGACCGAGTACTGGATCGCGTCGATCCGCTCACCGGCCTGCACGTCACAGGGCACCTCGGTGCGGTCCAGCGCTCGATGGGCGCGCAACCGGTGGTAGCCATCGGCCAACCAGAGTCGCTTGGCGCCATCGCGGAACACCGTCAGCGGGGGAAGGTCGGTGCCTTCCATCAGCAGCATCGCGTAGTCCTCGATAAGGCTGAGGTCGGTTTCGCAGCGTGGCTGGAGGGCCTCGTCGAGGATCAGATCGGTGATCGGGACATCCTGGACCTCGTGTAGGCAATCGTTCATGCGCGCCTCCTCACTCAGCCCAGGTCGGCCGGAACGGCTTGGCCGGACCCGCTGTCGGATGGTTGGCTGCCGCCGGCGCGGCGAAAGCGGTGGCGGCCGGAGTGGCATTGGCGGGAGTTGGGGTCCGGAAACCGCCCGCACCCATCACGGCGGCATAGTCCGGATGGTCCGGCTGGAGCACGGTGCGGATGACGTTGCGATCCTCGCCGCTGCGTTGGTCGCGTTCCACATCGATGCGGGCGGCGAATTCGATACCGTCGAGGTCGGCGAAAGACTGGATGCAGCGCGCGGACTGGGCGGCTGGCGTGTCGTCCTTGGAGTGAATGCCGCGCGCCGAGTTGAGCAGCGCCCGGATGAAGCTGCGGCCCATGTTGGCCCACTCGGGACCCTTCTCGGAGTGGAGGCCGATCAGGCTCCAGACCTTGCGCTTGGCGTAGGGACCCTCCAGCACCACGAACTCGCAGTTGAGATACGCGGCGCCGGTCGTGCTGTTGCGGGTGACGTAACCGCCGGTCCAGCCGAAATGCGGGTTATCGAACCCGCCGGGCTTGATGGACATCCGGACCTTGACCGAGGTCTTGGGCGGAATGACGTCGAAGGAAGACTGATTCTCGGCGTTGTTGAAATCGTTCCAGGTGGACATGATCAAAGCTCCTGAGCAGGGGTGGCTTCTGGACGGGCGAAGTCCAGGCGTTCGGGGGCGGGTTTGGCGGGACCGGCGATCTTGGCCATGAGGCGCCCGAGGTGGGGTTCCTCGACGAGGTCGAGCCGGCCGGACCGATCCTTGGCCGGATAGCCCCACGGGTTGAGGGTCTGGCAGACGAAGGCGCGGGACAGGCTGCCGTCCTCGGCCTTCAACTCGGCGAGGGTGATGACCTCATCGACGATGCCGGGCAGCTCGAGACCGGTCTTGGAACCGTCGATCTGCAGTGAGAACACCTTGCGGTTGTAGTCATCCAGCTTCTCGTCGAGGATCCCGACGAACCAGACGTTCTTGTTGCGGGTGTGTTGGAGATGCGTCAAAAAGCCGATCATCTCCTGGCCCATCAGGCCATAGGCCCCGCGGTTGTCCGGCTTGCCGGTCTTCTCCGAGAAGGCTTGCGGTTGGCCCTTGCACCACTGCAGACAGAGGCGCCCAGCGACCGTGATCGAGTCGATGAACACCGTCTCGTACCGTTCCAGCACCGCTGGCTCGCCGAAGCGGTCGCAGACCGCAGCGTAGTGCGCCGGGCTGTAGGGCTGGTCGTCGCGCAACGCGGGATTGGGGCCGCCGATGAACACCGCGAAATCCCGGCACTCGGGCCAGGTGCGCGGCCGGAGGGTGTCACCGGCCCAGCCTTCGACGGCCAGATCGCCGGCTTCGAGATCGAAGAAGAGGGTCGATTCCGCGAGGAGGGTCCACAGTTGAGAGGTTTTCCCCAGACCGCTTTTCCCCGCGAGCACGCCTTTGATACCGTGCTTTTCAGCGCGCCGTTGATCAGCTGAGATGATCGGTAACATCGACGTGCCTCCAGGTCTTTCGGTTGAGAATCGAGCAGACTGTGGGGCGAGATACGCCCAGTCTCTCGGCGAGTTGATACGTGGTCAGGCCGGCACGACGCAGGGCGAAGATTTGCCTGACCTTCTCGTCGCTGAGCTTGGCCTTGTTGCACTGCACGCCAACACGACAAGGAGGTGGCGAATCGCGATGCTTCCGGCGCATGTCAGCCAAGTTGTCCTGCTGTGTACCGACAAAGAGGTGTTCGGGGTTGACGCAAATAGGGTTGTCACAGCGGTGCAAAACACACTGCGTGGCAGTCAGTGAGGTTCTGTAGAAAAGCTGATAGGAAACTCGGTGGGCTTTGACCACACCGTCGCCACGTCCACCGCGCCCCAAGACGCCATAACCGTGCTCGTTCGTCGCTCCCTTCCATAACCAGCATTCCCCCGGGCAGGCTTGAACCTGGCGCGCGAAGCGGATGCCGAGCGGGATTCGGTGCCTCATCGCTCACCTCCCGGCAGCAATGCCAGCCGGAAGCCGGGCTTGCCGGTTTTCAGGGTGCGCGCCGGGGCGAACACGCGGCGGAGTGATTCCGGCCAGGCGTTGAACTTCGTCTCGCTGACCCGATAGGTCACCTCGACGAACTCGGCCGGGTCGTCGCCGTTGGCCTGGATGCGCTGGACGATCTCGGCCAGACGCGGCTGGTCCCATTCGACTTTCTTCGGCAGGTCCGCCGAGATGCGCACGGCACCGTCATCGAAGTGGACGACGCCGGTGTCCTTGCCCTGAGAGAGGCGCAGCGCTTTGGCCGTCTCAGCGTATTTCCGGTCCAAGGCCTGCTCGAGCTGGTCGGCCAGTGCCTTGGCGGCCGCCAGCCGCTCCGTTGCGGCCTGACGAAGTTGGAACAGCGTCTCGGGTGAGAGTGCGGCGATGTCGCCGATGCTGAGGCTGCGGAGGGTATCCAGGGTGACGGGGTTCATACCGCACCTCCGGTGTGGACCGCGTGGCCGGGGCTGCGACGTAGGTGCCGCGCCTCGTAGGCCTCGATGTCTGCCTGCCGGTACAGCACCCGGCCGTGTAGCTTGAGATAGACCGGACCGATGCCTTCGGAGCGCCAACGCTCCAGCGAGGCTTCGCTGAGGCCCCAGCGGTCGGCCAATTGCCGTTGATTGAGATGTTTGACCAGCACGTCGTTCTCCTGTCGGGTGATTGCGAAAACGCGTGGCCAGTGTCGGAGGTGCGATGTACGGGCGTCTGCCACCGCCATGTACGGGCGGATGTACGGGCTGCATAAAAAGCTGCGGAGCGAACCCCGGACAATAAAAAACCGCCCGAAGGCGGTTGGTCGCAGCGATGAAGCACGTGGGCCCGGCTCAGTCGAGGCGGAAGCCGTATTTCCCTTTTTCCGGATTGGCGATGTAGTCCTCCCAGTCGGTGTTGCCACTGAACAGATTCTGCAGGCGTTGACTGCGCGCGGACTTCTGGCCTGGATAGGCTGCGTGCAAGATCTCGGCGGCTGACAGCAGCCAGCGGCCGTTTTGCGCCTGCGCGAACAGGTAGCGCACCGCCGCCGCTTGGCGCTCGCCTTTGATCACCCAGGGTTTGGCCTTGGCGCGGATCGTCAGCGTGTGGGTGTATTCGTCAAAGTGCACCGGGAGGGCTGGGCGCAGGGTTCCGTCCGTCGGAGCCATCAGCCTGCGTTGGAGCAGGTCCCGATCG